ACAGATTCAGGAATTAGACCAGAGGACATGGTAGCGGATGAAACATCGGTTGATGTATCTGTACCACAGCCTGAGACTTTTGATGGTGGGGCGGAAGTCATACCTGATGGACAAGGGGGCGCGGTTGTGCAAGCTTTGGCAGAAGCTCTTATGGGAGCACAACAAGAACAACAGGTTCCACACAATGCTAACTTAGCGGAGTTATTAGATGATGGGTATCTTGGAGAAATTTCGTCGGATCTTCGTGGGTCTTACGAAGAAGATTTGGAGTCTCGTTCTGAGTGGGAAGAGACTTATACAAAGGGTTTGGATCAGCTTGGTGTCAAGCATGAAGAGCGTTCTCAGCCGTTTGAAGGGGCTTCTGGGGTCACGCACCCGCTGATTGCGGAGAGTGTTACACAGTTTCAAGCACAGGCTTACAAAGAACTATTACCATCTGGCGGTCCAGTGAAGACACAAGTCTTAGGGTTACAAGACGCAGAAAGAGAAGAACAAGCTAGTCGTGTAAAGAACTTCATGAACTACCAGATCATGGAAGTCATGGAAGAGTTTGATCCAGACATGGATCAGTTACTATTCTATTTACCGTTGTCTGGTTCTACATTTAAGAAAGTATATTTTGACGAAGCGAAACAGAGGGCTGTATCTAA